GTAACATCAGAGTCTCTATATAGTTTCTTAAACTGCTCTCCACCTTTCTTTAGTGCATTAGATGTAGACCCCATCATACACTTTCCAATAATCTTACTACCTAATCGTAGACAGGTCTTAGTAACCCTCCAATTATTTAATATGTTATTTGGCTTCAACCACTTCCCACTCTCATCGTGAACTAACAGCAACAGCTTCTCCCCATCATAGGAGTTGTCATCTGTGTTCTTCCAATCTATAGTGGTATCCAATCCGTACAACTCCTCAGCAGTTGTGTCGTACATATTCTTTTTTGTAATCTTTGATGCAGGAATCCTAAATGCTAACTCAGTCTTAGGCTTATCCATACCATCCATAATAGGCTTAAAGAAGAAAGGTAGCCTGCTGTTTATTGGCACGACCTTATCTGTAAACATCTTCTTGGCATCGCCCCCTGTCTTGGATAGCATACCAACCCTCGCATCCTTTGCAAGTGTCCCTGTGTTCACACACTCAGATGAACTCATAAATGAGAAACCTGAACGTCTTATCTTTAGATAGTCTTGACCAAAGCTACGCTTATCTGCCCTGCAAGCCTCCCAATGTAAGAATAATAATCTATTAGCCTCCCTGAAGTCAGGGTATCCTACATCAATAGAAGCCCATTGTAAGTACATATAGTGAGAGCCTGTGATATATGTAGGGATACCGTTTGACATAAACCACATCCCCTCTTCTCTTCTCTCAAACTCTCTCTCGATATAATCCACCCACCTATCTTTAAACTCAGATGGCTTCTCATTCCATTGGAATATAGACTGTATCCTATTTAATTCTTTTGGTATATCTGCCCTCTCCCAATACTGCTCAGACTTTTTCTTGTGTCTCTTGAAGCATTCCTTCGGTTTAGCAGGTAGCCCTATCCTTAGACTCTGTATCTCAATGACATCTCCTAACGTTCCGTCCTTAGATATTATAACTAAGTCATACTTACTGTCATATCCATACGTCCAAGTCTTAGCCTTGTTCTTATTTACAAGGACTGTCTTTGGTATATAGTCTTCTATAACCCTATGTAAGTTTCTATTTAGACCGTCTTTCTGCAAATCCCTGTTTTGTATCTGTCTTCTTAGGACCATTCTTCAAAGACTCTAACGCCTCCTTCTCAGATTCAATCCTATTCAATATCTCAAACGCATCGAATATAGCTAACTTCTTTGTAGCTGCTGCGTTCTTTAATCTGTCAGCAGAGATATCATCCTCCGGGTCGTGTTTTATTATAGCCTCCTTGGAAACCTTTATTAGCTGCTCTACCGCTTTATACCCTGCTTCTATTATTTTTAATTTTATATCCTTTGAATCCATCCTAACTTCATAGCTTCATTGTTATCTGATGGTCATACATCCTGTATAGCTTCTCTCCATCAATGTCAAACTCATACTCGCTCTCAGGCTTGAAGGATATCCTATCTCCATTATTAACACCCTTGCTAATCAGGTAGTCGTTGGATATCTTTACTAATCCTACAAGTGGCTCCTCCGAAAATGGTTTATATATATAGGACTCTGTTGCAGGTACAGGCTTTACAAAACAATACCTATCATAAGAGTACCAAGTCCCATCTTTTTTATATGCGTAGAACTGCTCAAGGTCCACAAAGAATAGGTCATCTTTGAAATAGCTCTTACCACTCCTACGCCTACCTCTCATATCGTTATAGAACTTGAATACGTTGTGGTGTACAAGTAGTGTATCTCCCTTGGAGATTTTTCCATCATATCCAACAGGAGTCTCAACTACCTCAGCAAACCTATTAGAGAACTTGTGGTCCTCTTCTGATGTGCTTACAATAAACTCTATGCCACCAATATCTTTGGTGTTGTTGTATCTCTTGTTATTTAATGGTCTTACAATAAATGAATGGGGTGACCTCATTTAAAACTCTATGTTATACTCTATGGACACAGGCATAGTTGAAGTAAACTCTTTCCAAAGTATTACCGCCTCACTATCATCCTCAATCCATATTTTAATTGAATTACTATAATTGTCGTAGATTATTAGATGGATGGTATATGCACCCCTACCTACAGACTGCCCTACTATGTAGTGCATAGCCCCTGATTTATAATCGGGTCCTATAGATATTTTTCTAATAATGCCTGACATTATTTTACTTTTAATATAATTATCTTAAAGTTGGGAGTGATAGTAAAAAGTCCATCTGTATCAGTAGAAGCTACTAAAGACCCTTCATTGTGAAATCCACTATCTCTTGATATTTTAAAGGTTAAGACCTGACCGGCAGTTACAACAATAGGAACAGTTCGCTCATATGGAAGTTTGTCTCCTGCATCCTTAATACCTACACTCTGAGTTGCTGACTCTTGAACTCCATCAAGAAAAGCAGCAAAGTGCATCAAAGCAGAAGCACCTCCACTTGTCCTACCGAAACACCCTTGTGCTATTAGCAAGTATGTACCTGCTTGGTTAAATGTAATGTTACCTGATGCATCCAACATAACAGGGTCAGATACCGTGCCTTGTGCAGCACCGATAACTACCTGATACAAAGAGTTTGTTGTAGATGGTCCTTGAGATACTGCAACGTCTTCAGCAGATAAAACATTTGTAAGTGGAACCCCACCTAACCCCAATATATCTTGTATAGTAAAGTTTTTAGTTGCGTTGTTATTATCTACGTCAGTACCTATAACCTTGTCGGTTAATGATGGTGCTGTTGCTTGTGCGTAATTTGCTATGTATCCCATTTGCTTATTTGTCTTTTTTCTTTTCTATATGCCCTGTTTGGACATTAATTCTTATAGAGTCTCCGCCACCATACTTATCAGCCATCTCTCCCTCTATCTTGGTGTACTCCTCTTTTATCTTATCAATCTCGTTGATGATTGACCTCTTTGCTAATTCAGCATCAGCCAACTGCATCTTTGATTGATTAAATGCATTGAGCATACCTTGTACTCTCTCTAATTCTTTCTTACTTAATTTTGCCATTTTATTTGATTCTTAATTTTATTTATACTACAAAGGTAATATATTTATATTACTTCTGTTTTATACAGGTGTAGGCTTAGGTATAAATTCCTGAAGAGTAAAGTAAAGACTTACATCTTCAAACATATCTTCAAGTATATCCTCTATAGCATCAAATTCAATAATGCTTATATAGATATCTCCTATAATATCCTGCACCGGATTTAATATTAAAGCACCTGTGTATTCATCCTCGATTTCTACCCAAGTTTTTAAATTAACGTCGTTATGTATTCTATATGCTTCCATTTTTTTTTACCAAGTTTTCTTTCCTAATTCATTCATAAAGTCATCTACGATACTATTCCAAACAGGAACCATTGTTGCAGATAGCCCTGCAAAATAATGCCCAAACATCATTGTGTTTGAAGCCTGACTAAATACTGTACCGTTAAAGTTTACACCTCCAAAGGGTGTTACATATATAGAGTTTGCTGACGGTATAAAGTTTGTACTGTTTATTGATTCTAATACTCCGTTGTGATAATTCTCTCCTGCTGATGGAGTTGTAAGCAAATTAATCCAAGTATGCCCTTGATTATTATCCTGATTACCACCACCTACTGCGTTATCTAAAGTCCAACTCCTACCAAAAGAAGTAATCCCTGTACCCATCCTACGCCATATACTCCCATCATTCGGAGGGCTTGTACTATAAGAACCAAAATCCCATCTCGAAGAGCTATCTCTCAATACGTTTCCTACACAGACACTTGATGAGTTTAAAGCAGGGAAATTGTCTGCAATTATATTGGAGCTTATATATCCATTAACCCCGTCTGTAGTAACCCCGTCATAGTTCGCTGTACACCCACCAACGTATGTTTGTTGTAGTGAAGTGCTTGAAGGGTCCATAAGATTATACTTCTTAGTACCTAATGTATCTCCGAGCATTGGAGATATCTGAAGTCCACTCGCCTGATTAAATATCTCAGCGTCCCCAAAGTTTGCATACTGAGAGTCAAGTCCTTTTATCCTTTTGCAAAAGTTATCAATAGACTCTGCCTCTACATTAGTTAGAGTATACCCCTCAACAGAACTAAGCTCATTTGCATATGCGAGAGCAAGTGGGTCTGTTATTATATAGCTCCCTCCTCCCGGATATCTGTTACTTGTTGTTATTGATATTGAGTTTATCATATATTATTTCTTTGTGGCGTATGATTTCATCATCTTCTCGCCTGTCCTACCAATTACATATCCACCAATACCGAGCTGCAATAAATTCCAAAACTCATTCTCAAGTGGTGGAATAGGTAGCTCCAATACAGGTGCTAAAAATTTTACATAGATAACTATAAACCCAAACGCTAACATAAGTATTGGTCTCCAACTTCTCTGTAGCCAATTACCCTTAGCCTCTGTTACAATTATCTCAGTCTGCAACTGCTGTAACTCAATTTGCTTCTTTACAAGAATCTCCTTGATTACATTCTGTGCCTTTATCTTCTCTTCCTTAGAGGTGAATAGCTTATCCAATCCGCCAAGTAAGTCTGTTACTACACTACCTCCAAACCAATCAAATATCTTCTTCATTAATTATATTCCTCCGTTGCATCAAAACTTGGACACGCTTTAGGTGAAAAATCTCTGTGACCGTGAACCTTAGATTCAGGATGCTGAATTTTTAACACCGTTAGCAACGTCTCCAAACTTTCTTTCTGCTCATCAGTCCTTGTGTCTTTAGGAGTCTTTGCATCTTCCTCGACACCACCAATGTAGCATATACCTAAACTATTCCCATTATGACCCCTACAATGAGCACCGGGGATATTATCCTCCCTGCCCTTTGATATCGTTCCGTCAAGACTAATGATATAGTGGTAGCCAATATCAGACCATCCTTTAGCCTTATGCCACCCTCTTATCTCGTCAGCACTAATGTCCTGACCCTCTCTTGTTGCAGAACAATGGATTATAATCTTCCTAATTATCATTCTTCTTTCTCTTACTCGTAATCCACCACTTGTAGATAGTATAACCTATAGATACTAAAAGTAATAGTATCTTTAACGATGTCTCAAGGGTTGATAGGGATATCATAAATGTACTCCCATTAAGTAAAAATAGCTTCATATCTGATACCCAACCATTCATAATTATTTTACTTTAACCTTTAACTTCACATCACTATTAGTTGCAGTAGAGATATACTTCCTCTTGCCATCAACATAGTGATTTATTACTGACATATGCCCTGCAAATATTACAACGCTCTTATTTACCATAAAGCTACAATGCTATCTGCTGTTGTGCTTGTAGAAAGAACATTAGTAACCTGTACGGGGAAGAACCCTACGGGAACTCCTATAAACAATACAGTCTGACCTGCTGCTGTAATAACGTTCAAGTCACCCGACACTCCTACATATAGAACACATCCGTTACCTGCCTTTAAAAAGTCAAGCTGTTGGGTGTATAGCACATAGGCTTGTGCTGCTACCGTAAAGATATCAGCGTTCAATGTCAACTGACTCGTAGAGTCAACTGCTGTTACCGTTGCAGATAAACCTGCTGTTGTGTTTAACACAATGTCTCCAACCTTTACGCCTGCGAATGGTGCTGTGCTATCTACTAATTTGTTAGTAGATATAGATGTTGCTGACCCTGTAATAGTCTGTGCTCCGGGATTAGGTATATTAGCGTTATCGCTTTTATATATCGTTATCGCTGCACTTGCTTGTAATTTTTGATATGCCATTTTTACTTTTTATTTTTTATAAGGGAATACCTTATTTAGTTTTTTCTTTCTTGCTTCACAGCCACAGCTTTTACCTGTAGCCTTTGATACCTTCTCTACCATTGTCTTTACTCCGGTAGCCTTGGTGAACTTTTCAATCGTGTCTCCTAATCCTTTTGATTTCATTTTATTTACAAGTACAATTTTTATTTGGACATTTCTCTACACTAAACATTAGCTTAGATACAAGCTTATTCCATTTGCATTGAAACTTACACCACAATGCTTGAATCCACAAACCTAACTTTACAAAGAATTTCCCCATTAAAAGTTACTTATAATATTTCTTTAACATTTTCTTTGCTTTGCGTGGAGTCATAGTGCCTTTAAAGTTTCCTGTCAACTCTTTCTGAACCTTTCTCGATGCTTCTACATCACCCTTATACAATTTAACTAACTCTTTATCGGTAAGTTTTTTCTTTTTCTTAGGCTTATCGTCTCCGTATGTAGATGATAGCGGTTTGCTTAAGTCTCTCATAATATTGCAAAGATACTAATATTTTCCTTTACGATTTTTTGGAGAGCTTTTTGTAGAACCTCCCGGCCCTGCCCATAGCTTTTTGCAAGACCAATACCTTGCAGTTAGCTTGCTCTTAGCCGTGCTACACTTGTGTCTTGCCTTGAATGACTTACGAGCTTTAGGAGAATAGTTATGACCATAGCCCTTAGCACCAAAGTGAATTAACTTCTCCTTGCCACCCTCACAGGCTTTTACCATTTTCTTCTTTCCTGCCCTGTCGCTTCTCTTTACGACATTGCATTTCATCTTGCTCTTTTCAGCCATTACTTCTTCTTACCACACTTAGCGTATGGTGAATTATTGATTGTCTTCTGAGACGTCTGCCCTGCCCACTTTTCTACATCTTTTCCATTCTTAGCCATTGCTGCTGTAAAATATGGTTTTGTTACTTTTTTCATTTTCGTTTTTTTCTTATTGGTGATACTTTTTTTCCTCCTGCACCCTGCTTGCCTATCCTCTTCTTCTGAGCTTGTTTCTTATTTAACAAACTCTTAGACATCTCAGACTTGGTTACGGGTGTCTTTGAAGACACTCTCTTTGATGGTCTGCAATACTCACTCTTTCCGCCTGTCCCACAAGGCT